GAATGTTTTAAATCTTTAATTTCTTGATTTTCATTAAGATAACTTGCACTAAACTCACTAGCAAATGCTTCGAAAATCTTGCGACCAAAGTTATTAGCTTTGGCAGCTTCAATATCTTCACGTAATTGATTGATCTCAGCATTTAGATTATTAGCAACTGCTTCCTTAACAAGTTTGCTGCTGTTTTCGATGAATTTAGTTTTAATTTCATCAAACTTGCTACGTGCTTCTTTTACAAGTCTAACTTTGGTTTCAACAACATCTTTACGATCTTCTTGGAACTCAATGATTTCCTTGGCAAGAGCTTCTGTAACAAAGGCTTCTATCTTTGCTACATGTTCTGCCTGCTGTGCACGGTCTGCTTGAAATTCTTGAATTTCTTCAGCAAGTGTGTTAACTAAAAACTTATCAAAAGTACCTGAAGTTTCCTTCATACGTGCTACAAACTTAGCACGGTCTTCTGCAAGAGCCTTCTTTTCTTCTTGAATAGCTTCTAGTTCACTTGTTAGGTTCTCAGTTACCATACGATCTAAGGCTTCAACCATTACACTCTTATCGTGCTCATAGCGTTGAGCGAATTCCTCGCGGAGCTCTGCTCTGACCTGCTCTTTGGTTTCCACCAACTTGGATTCCCACGCCTCTTCAATTTGAGTACGGGTCTCTTCGTTGACCAGGTCGCTATCTAATAATGGTTTGATAGCATCTAGCATCTTCGTCTCCTAGATCTTTAGGTCCTTGATAAGACGAAGTACTTCGTCTTTCAAGTATTTTTGTACTTTAGCATTGCCATTTGCTTCTCTGGCAATCTCAAGGACAGTGTGCCCATTACGCATATTAAGTAAGCCTTCATAGATGGCTTTAGGATATGCATTTGGAGCACTGGGTTGTGCCACAACGTCAACTGTGACAATTTCGAAGTCAGATACATTACCAGTAGATTCTGCAACGTTACCGCTACCTCTACTGCTAACACCCAACTTAACTCCACTTTCCAACATGGTCTTAACTAATTGACCCATTGGAGTAGGTAGTATCTTTAGTTTTCCATAGCCGTTAGGGCCGTCCATCCACATTTCTGTAATCATGTGACTGACGCGATCCAAATTAATCTTTAAATCGTCTGGGTGATCAACTTCACCAAGCACACTATTGCCAGTGGATATTTGATCATTGAGCTGCTTAACGGCATTGGAAATTTCAGCGACAGGGTAAACACGCATGTTAGCGTTTTTAACCCCGCCCTGAATACAAATGCCTTTCATGTAGAGATCCTTACCATCGTTAGCAGTTTCGGTTACTACGCGAGCTTGATCAAAAGTAAGGTGTTCTCTTAGGTAGTTCATATAGTATCCCTACCTCAAGCCTTTTTCATAGTTGCGCCTTTTGGATCGGCTGCATCTGTTTGAACTGTTGCTTTAGGAGCTGCGCCGCCTTTTTCATCGCCACCTTGTGCAATGTTTTTTGCGGAACCGCCCATGTCATTTTTACCTGCAACTGGACCGCTTGCGCCGTCGCCCTGTTCGCTTGTGACTGGAGCTGGAGCTTTTTCTTTGTACTCACGTACCATTTCTTCAGACATTTCGTCTTCTTCTTCAGCTTCTTCTTCGTCGTCCATATCCATGTCTGACTCTTCTTCTTCGTCACCCATGTCCATGTCCATTTCTGGCTCATCGTCGTCACCAGCCATGATTTTGTCAAATTCTGCTTTGAGTTCGTCTAGAGCGTCTTCAAGATCAACAACGCGATCCTCTAGCTCTTCCTCGTCTCCTTCAGCTTCAACAGCAAGACCTTCTTCGTCTGCTTCAATGTCGTCAATCATGTCATCAGCAGCATCGCCACCTAGCTCTGCTTCATCAAAATCACTCTCTTCAACTTCTTCAGCTTCTTCGATTTCGTCTTCGTCTTCTGAAACTTCTTCTTCAGCCTCATCGACTACTTGCTCTTCGTCGAGGGCTTCATAAATTTCACGGCTTTTTTCCACAACAATTTCGTGGAATAGATCTTTTGCTTTATCAGCTTCTTCAGAAATGATAAGCTCGATCAATTCATTAAATTTATCGCTCATAAGATATGGCTCCTTTA